TTTACCAGCAACTGCTGATTTTATGTTTGCTATAATATCATCTGATGAAATGGAAGAATTAAATCAATTACTTGTAAAACAATTAAAGAATAGATATAATGATCCCACATCTTATAAAAAGTTTATTATAGGTATAGACAGATCTAAGATGAGATTATATGACGTAGAACAAAAGGCCCAAGATGATATTGCAGATAGTGGGCAAGATGATGAACCATTATTTGATCAATCCACCGGCAATAGAATGCGCAATAAAGTAGACTTTGGTACTTTTCAATATGAATGATTTAGATTTTGTTAAAAATTCATTAGGATGTATAAACGAAGCCTTTAAAGAATTTAAGAGTTCTTATAATACATTGGAATTCGGCTTCCGGAAACCTATTTCTCATTGGCATGTCTGCGCCAACAGAATGGAAGAAATATTAGAAGAAGAATTAGATTTTTCTTGTTATGTTACTATACGAAAAGATAGAAGCCATGCTTTATATGAAATGACCTTTGATGGAGCCGCTAATGTTCCCGAAGAACATATTTCAGAATCTGAATTAGAAATAACAATTAACTTATCACCAGAATTTTATACGCAACAACTATCTATTCCGGACGATACTTGGGAAAACTATAAACAACAACTTACCCTCACTTTCATTCATGAATTAACACATTCTTTACAATTAGATGACGGCAAAAAGAAAAAAGATAATGATTATTTTTCAAGCCCATTTGAAATAGATGCGTATAGTTCTGAACTCGCCTTTGATATGTTTCTTTATAATAAAGAAGAAAAAACTTGCGATTCGTATGCAAGGTATGCTACAATAGATTCTAAGGTTTCTAATAAAATGAAAACCTTGGCAAAAGAGAAATATCAGTATCTTAAAAATACTAAATAGAGTATAATTCTAATAATTGGAGAAGAATGGATTATACGGTAGAGAAAAAATGAAAACATATACAACTTTCATGGCTCCAATTGAAACTAAATCGGAAATTAGAACCCTTTTAGAGAGAGTAACACCAGAACTTAAAAAACAAGTGCTTGATCAAATCGAAATGATTGACAAGGACGAGGTGTTAAAAAATGTATTAGAGGCCATTCAAAAAGATGTGATGGGCAACATGCTAAGAGTGAAAGCAGCTGACGCCAAAATCACTATGAATGTAGATCTGTTTATTGATTCTATAATATCTATAATTAATAAAACAGGTGATAGTGCAGAAGACCAAGTTACTTTTCTTAAAGACCTACTTGATGGCAAAGTAATAGATTGTATCAAAATGGTCAAAGATAGTTTGAATAAAGTAGTTAAAATGGATTCATATGTTAAGACAAAGAGTCCATTATGGTCCAAGGTTAAAGATAAATTAATCGCTTTAGATATAAAAATTGATAATCAAAATATAGGTCCTGGTGAAATTCTTTATATAATATCAACACCAGGAGGCAAAAAAGGCGATGAAGAGAATAAAGGTGATTGTTGGTTAGCACAAGGTGTTAATGTTGAATTAAAGAAAGATGGAGGAACCTTTTCAAAACCAACTAAATTTGCTGATGCCAGATTAGCATGGATTAATGCATTTAAAGACTTAGGAAGAGATTTAAGTGGTGCAGATGCAGATACAATGGGCCTTGGTGGAACAAGTATATACGGCGAATCAAATAAAGGTGGTGGTATAGCTAATGCATTATCCATAGGAAGTAAAGACTATACAACATTGTATATGGATAACAAAGGCGTTACTCAAAGACTAGCAGACAAAGCCTGTGAATCATTATATGCTAAAGTTTGTGCTATAGCTTGTCCTAATAACGGCGCGCTTCCATATACATTTAATAAAACAGTAAAAAATGGATTAACTGACCCTAATGAATTTGTAAGACAATGGAATGCTAATGCCTTACATGATTATAAAGTACATGGTTGGGATTACTTAACATTATTTAATGCTGATTCAGGTGATACAATTTCATTTATGAGTGCACAGGATTTATATAAGTCTAAACAATGGAATGTGGGTTCTGAATGGATGTTAAGATGGACTGGAGGCGGAGGTTTCGGAGGTACTGGGTCTTCAACAAGAGTTTATGCTGGCACATTTAAAAATATAGCTACATATGATCCTGGTGATACCGATTTTGAGAAAAAGGTAGCAGAAAAAAATAATATAAGAAAAGCTTTAGAGCACGCTTTCGGACAATTAAGCAACAAGAAAAATTCAGGAAAAATAAAAGCGGCATTTAGTAAAGCTAATGATTTAAAAGGTCCTATGAACGATCTTTCAAAGAATAACGAACCTAAAGATTTTAAACCTCTTGTAGGTCAAATAGGACAAAAAATAAGTGACTATTTTCAGGCTAAGAATGAACTTAATTTTGGGAGAGATAAATCAGATAGAGATCTAGGAAAAAGCTTCGCGGATATGAAACGGAAATTGGGAGTAAGGTGAAACAATATAAACAATTTCTTACTGAAGCTTCTGGAAAAAATCTTCATATGGAACATCTCGAAGATGAGGTGTTAAATGGTGGGGTTAATGGTACTAGAGGTGCTATTGATTTTTTAAGATCTTTAAGAAACATGTTAGCCGGTCATAATAAAGAAGCAGTTAATGTTACTGTTAAATGGGATGGTGCTCCTGCTATATGCGCCGGTATTCATCCTAATGGAAAATTCTTTGTTGATTATAAGTCAATGAGACGTCCATGTTTTATTCAAGCCGATGTTGATGAACATTTCAGTGGTGGCCCCCTTCATTCTAAAATGAGTGCTTTATTAGAACATTTACCTAAGTTAAAGATTCCAGGTAATATTTTTCAAGGTGATGTTCTTTGGACAGAGGATAAAGATAAGAAGATACAGACAATTGATAAGGAAAGACAGATTACGTTTACACCTAATACGATAACTTATGCCGTTCCTTTAAATACAGAATTAGCAAATGCCATAATTAGAGCAAAGATTGGAATTGTTTTTCATACAACATACAGAACAGCGGGACAAGAAGACTTAGCAGATTTGAAAGCCGAGTTTGGTGCAGATGTAAATCAATGGACATCACATAAGGATGTTTGGGCTGTTAATGCGGACTTTACAGATGTAAGTGGAACAGCAACATTTACAAAGGCAGATGAAAAGAAAGTAACAGATATGTTATCTCAGTTAGGAAAAGATTTTAATAAAGTCAATGGTCGTTTTCTTGATGGTATCAAAGATGATAATATATTAAAAGTTCATATTAAGACCTATATAAATTCTAAAGTCAGAGAAGGTGAATTTATAGAAGAAAGGTTAGCAAGAGATTGTGTAAAATTTATTAAAGCTAAGTTAGATAAGGATGTTGCAAAGTTAAAATCAGAAAAAGGTCGTACACGAAAACAAATGACTGTTGATGAATACTTAAAGAAATTAAATGGTAATATAGATCAGATAGGTACTGTTTTTCGTATAATGGCTTTAATAAATAATATTAAACTATATATTGTAGAAAAGTTAGAAGAAGTTAAAGGTTTAACTTCTACATTTATTAAAACCTCATCAGGATATAAAGTAACCAAACCAGAAGGATTTGTTGCTATTGACTCATTTGATTCTGGTAAGGGATTAAAATTAGTTAACAGAATGGAATTTAGTAGAATAAATTCTACCGCAGAAAAGGATTGGGACCAATGAAAAATTACAAAGAATTCTCAAAGCGCGACCTGAAAGAATCTAAGTATTCTGATCAGTTGATTGATGCATTACGTGATTGCATTGATTCCGCGCCTGATAGAACTAAAAATAAACTAGCACAAGTATATGAGGACTATGTTCATAAGTTTATGAGACGTCCACAAAAATTACCATATATGTTACAAGGGTTCTTAGATGCTATCGAAGAAGGTACCGATGCAAGAATAGAATGGAAGGGTGGCGGAGATAGGAGCGACTGGTGAAAACATATAAAGAATATACAGAATCTCCAGTTAATGAAGTTGATTCATCCGGCATAGATATGTATGATAATAAAAGAAAAGAATCAGAGAGGAAGAAGAAGGCTCGGGAAACTCCTTCTTCTCCAGAAACTCAAGCTAAGCTTAAAAAGGTAAGAGCAGGGGAAACTGTTGATGAATATGTGGGATCAGTAGAGTATAAGAAAAGAATGAAGAAAAAGGGTTATCCCGAACATAAGAAAGACAGGTCTTCTGGTTATGTTGAAGATATTAAGAAGACTTTCGCTGAAATTACAACTGGTCTTTTAAACCGCGCCGCAGGTGCAGCAAAGAAGGATGCCGCAACACAAAGAGACGCGCAAGATTGGGCGACGAGAGTGAAAGGTAAAGGACATGCTTTTGGTGCTGCAGAAGCCGGCAAAAAAGCAGCAAAGAGAGAGAAACAAGCTGGAAAATTCAGTGCTGCCGCCGATGTCAAACAACGGAATACAGCCTTTAAAAAGGAAGGTGTCATGACTGGATATGTTGATGAACTTTCAAAAGGCTTATTACAACGCGCGCAACAATCAGCTAAAGCGAAAGCTGGACAACAAAGAGCCGTATCGGCTAAAGCCGCTTCAAGAGTTGGTGACACTAGTCAACCACCAGGACAAAATCTTAAATCGAAACGTGCAGATTTCAAAGCAGCAAAAAAAGATTATCAAGCATTTAAATTTAAGAAAGCAGCAGACAAGAAAGAAGAGGAATAATGTCTAAAGATAAACATGATTATTTTGGTGAAGGCCCATTTTCAGGACCACAAAGCGATCTAGTCGCTTCGGTTATGAGAATAGCAGAAAAAGCAGAAAAAGAAAAGCCTGAAGAAGAAGAAGTAAAAGGTTTTGAAAAAATGTCTAACGACAAATTAAATCAGTCTGTTAAAGACGCATATCTCGATAAGGTTCGAGGGGGAATGTGATTTCATTTACTCAATTACGGGAAGGGTCGTTAAAAACAGCAGTATTTGCTTTTGGTCGGTTTAATCCTCCCACAATTGGACACGAGATTCTAGTTAATAAAGTAACTACAGTTGCTAAACGCAATCGTGGTGATGCTTTTATATTTCCTAGTTCCACACAAGATTCTAAAAAGAATCCATTAGATTATAAAGAAAAGATTAAATGGATGAAAAAAATGTTTAAACCGAAAGGCGAAGACATTTTTAAGTATTCCGAAGATCAACCTAAAGAAGTACTGAAATCTCTTTCATTATTACATGATGAAGGATATGAAGAAGTTATTATGGTTGTAGGAAGTGATAGAGTAAATCAATTTAAAAAACTATTGCCTCAATATAATGGTGTTGATGGTAAAACACATGGTTTTTATGATTTCAAAAAAATAGAAATAGAAAGCGCTGGTGAAAGAGATCCAGATGCAGATGATGCTACAGGAATGTCAGCATCTAAATTAAGATCACTTGCTGTTGATGGTGATTTTGATAAGTTTAAAGAAGGGTTACCAGATATCTTATCTGATAAAGATAAACGTTCATTATATCAATCATTACGAAAAGGTATGAGACTATCCGTTATTGAATCCCAAATGAAAGAAAAATTGGGTCCTGGTGCACCAATTGGAAAAATGAAAAATAGTGTATCGGATCCTAAAAAGGCAATGGGAAAATTTGTATCTAAAACTGCTCCACCAAGAGCAAACGATGATGCAGGAATAGATGATATAATGCAAAAAGCAGATTCAGGAGTTAAACCATCGAGCCCATCTACTAAAATAAAAAATAAGCAGACGCAGTTAAAGCCACCATCGTCTTCATCAGTAGATAAAGAATCATTATGTATGGATAAACTATATTATGAAGATGATGTTTATCATTTAGAAACTGAAACGAAAGAATTATTTAAGTATTTGGAACAATTCGCTACAACTAAACCCAAACAAGAATATTATAAACGTGCTTTAAAAGAAACAGAAGAATTTTGGAGTAAATATGAAATGGCATTCGGTGGATCTGTTAAAGTGGCACTATGGGAAATATCCCGATTAAGAGAACATACAAAGAAAGCTGCTGATTTTATTACATTGTTAGGTGAAGATGTTGATTATAACGTAGCAAACCTTTCTTATATGAATGAACGAATAGATGAATTGCCTACAAATAACATA